CTATTAATTGTTACGCTAGCGTCTGTTAAAACAAACTTAGCCAATTTTTACTCCTTTTTTAACTAAGCTAATTTTAAGTATTGATAATTTCCTTAGTCGTAGTATGACATAGAAAAAGCCGGGTTATTAAACCCGGCTTTTAACGTACGTAATTAATACTTTACTCGATACCGAAAGTAGCGTGTATATCGAAACTTGGAGTAGTCCCGGAAACTGTATAAGCGAAACGGAAGTAATCGTCTGTAATAGCTCCCGATACTTTCTTTATCTCGCTACTAATAGCGGTTATATCTGTAAACGTCGCTATTGTTGTAGGGCTAGTAAAACTAGCGTTATCATCGCTCTCTAGTGTTATCGTAATAGTAGGGGTACTTGTTCCGCTAACTCCGGTACAATGTACGGCGGCGTAGATGTTTTCGGTGGAGGCTACGGCGCCTAATTGTACTCCGGTACTATTTCCGCTAGCGGTTATTGCGCTATCTATATCAATAGTACCCCTCACAACTTTATCGGTGCTATTTGACTTAGAAATATTAAAAGGTGCGATCTCTCCTACACTTCCTAGTATTTGATAACTAAATAGTTTTGATTTTAAGAAGTAAGCTATATTGCCTACTCCGGCGTCGGGTACAACTGTAACAATTAACTCGTTACCGATATTAGCTCCTAATAATGCGTCCGGTTTTTCACTACCGGCCTCGAAAAATCCGTCGATACTAAGGCTACTATCTTTAAGTCCTCCCAATCTTTCTCTAAATCCACCACTATTTATAGTTGTAACATCTAACTCGTCTGCGGTAACGTCTAAGGTAATTGCGTTGGTATGTGTGCTTAGATCATATCCACCGATAAATAATTTACCGTCCGTAAATACATACTTAGCCATTATCTACCTCTTTATCTTTGATTTCTTCTACGACTTTTTTTACTTTCTTTAAATTTTCTTTTTTACTTATAGCGGTTATATGTCCGGCTTTTGTAAGTGTGATTATTTTATCTAGATCTTCTAAAGTTATAGTGTTACCCGGCTCTTTACCGTCTATCTTCTTAGATCCTATTATTTTAAATTTTGGCATTTAGCTAGTTCCTTTTGTATACACTTCTAGGCTTATGTTAGCTCCTATTGCGTCTATTCCGTTAAGGTTAACGTCTGCGGCGTAATTGCTTACACTTGTAATAGTTGCGTCGGTATTATCTAAACCTAGCGTCTTATTATTAAATATAGTCTGTCTTATAGAGCTACTCCCGGCTCCTGTTATATATTGGTCTAATTGATCTTGTGCCGTTCTGCTCTCTGCTCGTTGTACTGCTACTAAAATATCGAAGTTGTATAGATCCGTGCCACGTTGCATAGCTATATTAAATTGTATTGAAGTTGGTAAGACTATTGCTACCGGAAAGTTAATAGAGTAATCCGGTACAACATCGTACACTCGTAAACCACTAATATTATTGCTTAGGGTTGTTTTGATCCCGTCCCTTACCTCTTGTAAGCTAGCCATTAAGCTATTCCTAGTACGCTAGCTTTACGAAACGGTAGTAGTAATCTAGTTACCTCTCTGTTTTGTTGTACATTAACTACGCCGAAATCTCCTACACCCGCTACGCCTAAAGGTGCATTACGCATAGCGAATAACTCGCTAGCTAACATCTTGCACGCATATTTAATAGGCTCCGGTGTAGTTGCATAACCCCAATTAGCGGTTATTTGTGCGTAGGGTCTATTAGAAGTGTTAGATAAAGGCCACTCGTAAGATCCGTCGCTATTTAATTGAATAATGTAATAAGGGCTACCCTCAATACCCCCTACTACACCATTAATAGGTAGTAATTTATATTCATCGCTTGGTACGGTTACTTCATAAGTACCGTCGTCGTCATCGTCATATTTTACAACCAACCCGGTTGCAGTAGATATATCATCTACGTAAAGTTTAAAAAAATCTTTTGTAAAGTATTCTCTAGCGCTTGTAGATCCGTCGGCGTAAAATTTTCTACCGCAGAAAGCGTCTATTTGACGGCTAGCGCCATTAATAGCATTATCTAATAAGTCGTCGTCTGCGGTATCACTATCCGGGATCCCTACAAAAGCTTTTAGATCCGCTTGGGTAATATAACCGTTAATAATTGCCATAGGTTACTTACCTCCTCGGCCTTTACCCTTACCACCTTTAGGTTTACCGCCTTTATAGTGTTTAGGCATTACTACTTCTTAACGACTTTTTTTTCGGCTTTTGGTTTTGCTGATTTATTTTCGATTTTTCCGCCAAGTGCTTTAATTTCTTTTTTAACTTGCTCGGCTCTATCTGCTTTTTTATAAATCTCGTAGTGTTTTAATTCTTTTTTTAAAGCCTCTATTTGTTCTTTTGTTTTAATATCCATAAATCTTATTTCCTATATGTCTTAGTGTATCGGTTGCCCGATACACTAAAACAATTTTAATTAAAAGGTTGGTGTTACCAATCCTGTTCCGCCAATTACGGAAATACCCGCCGGGTATCTACCGCTTGCGAAAGCAACATAACCATAAACAACTAACTTAGTTGTTAAAGATCCTGCGTTAGTTTCTTCAAACTTAGCAGTAAACATATCTTGCTCGAAGAGTATGTGATCTTCTGCTCTTACTATGTAGATCTCGTCTTGGTTTGTACCTGCTCCGAAGTTAGTAGCGACATTAGCGTCGGTAATAACCGGAATACCCATTAATTGACCAACAACTCCGTAAGAGTTTGTATCTCCAACGCCATAAGCGTTTTGAGGAGCATTACCGGTAGGTAATATTAACGGTCTATTTGAGCTATCTACTCCCGCAGTTAAAAAGCCCCAACGTCTAGGGTGCATAATTATAGCGGTCGCCGGAGCGAAACGATTAGAGTTTACTTGTTGTATTGCGTCTGCAATCTTTGGCATAAGTTCGGCTACTGTAGGGCTAGCGTCTGTATAGGTTACGCCGTTTGTGCCGCTAACTGTAGTTAAACCTAAAGGTTGCCCGGAAGATCCGGAGCCGTTTAACATCAAGTTATCTAATTTTGTATAGTAAGCGCTTGCTAGATCTTGGAAGATAATATCTTCTAGATTAAAGCCCGGTTGTCCGCCACGGTCTAAGGCTTGCTTAGATACGTCTTGTTGTCCTGCGATAGTATCGACGTTCACGGTTAATAGTGTATCGTCCATATCTGTTTCGCTAACTGCGGCGTTTTCGCTAGCTTGTTCTGCTGCGCTTGATCCTGTTGTTATTCTTGAAATTTCTACTTTGTTGCCGAAAGCCGGTAACTCTCTTTTTGGTACTGCTTGATAGAAATTAGCGCCCGCTCTTGCGAGTGGTGCGTAATCATCGAGCAAGTATTGAGGTACGACCATACCGGTAAAAGCTCCGGTACCGACATCTCTTTTAGAAACTTCTTGGTGTTCCGCTAATCTTTTGTTAGCGGAGTAATCGTTGTTGAATTTAGCATTATACATATCTGCGAAGAAAGAATTTTCGCCACCTTTACGGTACATATCCGGCTCTTTTACTTCCATACGAGTTTCTGTAATATCTTCATCTTCAATATCTAAAGATTTTCTGCTTTCTTCAACTTCTTTTAGGGTCTTTCTTAAATCTGCGTCTTTTTCAATTTTCTCGTTTAAGTCTTTGATCTCTACTAAAAGCTCGTTAGATCTTTCAATTTTAGCGTCTAACTCTTCGCCTTTTTCCATAGCGTCCATTTCGTCAACGAGTTCGTTGAGTTCTGCTGATTTAGCGTCCCTTTCTTCTATTAATTTTTTCAATTTAATATCCTTAAAGTTGCTATTACTTATACTTATGCGTAAGGTGGGTAGGTACCCGGCGTTACGTCTTAGAGTAACCCGTCTTTTTTCATCTTAATTTTTAAGATTTCTACATCGGGGTTACTTTTAGAGCGCTTATCTTCTTCGCTACTTTCTTGTAACTTATTGATTATTTGCTCTAAAACTTCTACGGCTTTATCGCCACTACGAGCCTCTACTAATTCTTTTTGGTACTCGCTTATATCTAAACCTCTTAATGTAGCGCCCGCCCAACTGTTAGCCGGGTATGTAACTACGCTTACATCGAATAATCTTACTTCTTGTACGTCCCTTTTTTCTCCGTCGAAGTCGTCCCTAACTGCTGCGAAAGCGAAAGACATTTCGTTAAGATCGCCCCTCTTCATAGCGGAGGCTACTTCTGCAACGGTTGGGTTATTAGGATCTAAACTAGCCTCTACGAATAATCCGTAGTCGTCTTCTTCTAGTCTTAAAGTACCGCTACTAGATCTAGCTAAAGGTATTCCGTCGTGGTTTACTAAAAATCTAACATCGTCTTGCTCTTGTAAAGTCTTTTTAAAAGCTCCGGGTTTAATGGTTTCGGTGTAAGCTCCTTTACTATCTCTTACACCATACGGTTTATTAAATACACTTGCGTAACCACTAAAGTTATAAGATAATTCCCCGTCTTTATTTTCTCTTATTTCTACATTAGCTAAACCGAAAGATCGGTTTTCTTTTTCTTTATTCACGTTATTAATCCTAACCTTATTATTTAATATATTAATCGTAGTTGTCATAGATTTAGTATCTATGTCATAAAAATTAGATACTCTACCCTCTTCATCTTGTAATTGTTTTAATTTTCTTCTAGCCCACTCGCCCGCTTGATCCGGGTTAGTCCACGGGTTAGATCCCCACAATAAGAAAGCGATATCGCTAGCTCTATATGTATCGGGATCGTTAGGGTTACTTGGCTCTCTATCTAGATCGCTAAGGTGCCTAGCGTGCCACGCGCCCATTAACGAAACTTTAGCCGGGCTTACTTTACCACTACTAACAATAGATCTAGCGTCCCTAATTGTTTTAGGAGTTAGTCCGTCGCCCGCTCTATTAAGATTATCTAATCCTCTTTTTAAATTTACAATCATAAATTTAGGAGCGGATAAATCTACTTCTCTTACTTCTATTTCTTGATCTATAGACTTCTCTTCTTCTGCCATAGCTATATTAAGTGCTGTTAAGTGTTCTTCCGCCTCTTCGTGGGTCTTATGGCAAGTAATAAGCTCGTCGTTTTCTTCTTTTACTACTGCGTGTCCGTCTTTACAATCCGGGTGATCCATAGAAATATAATAAG